CTTGGTGCTAAGTATTTTTGAAGTGATTCTTTCATTTCATCAAATGAGTACTTATTAAATAAATCAATAACATTCTTTTGATTCTCGAGGAACGACTCAATAGTTTCAGCACTATCTGAAAGTGGGGTTTGAACTGGCTTAACACGAACAGTAGTTGTGTCATACATTTTACCAGTTTCTGCTGCTGGAATAACTTCTACAGTAACATCTCGTCCCTGAGCAATATCAGTAATGTCACCATAATCTTCATCCATCATAACCCCAAGGAGTTCTTGGTAAACCATCTTACCAAATTCCCAAAAACGTACACCTTTATCTTCTTCACCTCTAACAATTACAGGTGCAAACGTACGCATTTTAGGGTAAAGTTTCTTTGCTAATGCCATATTATCTGGGTCATTAGACTTACGTAATTGTGATGCAAACTCCAAGATTGGATCAGACTCATCAAAATTTGAGAGTGACATCATTCTGGGTTTGTCAATACCGAAGTAGAAATACAATTCAGTAAATGGTATTTCTTTATTATGCTTATAAGGCACAATACGAATAACTGATTTTTCACCACTAGGTGGTTTCCAAAAGTTGGCTTTATAGTCTGATTTTGACTTGCCGTTGGACTTATTTTGCAAGCGGTCCATGCGCTTTCTAATTTCATCTAGATTCATGACCTTTTAATTTTGGGTAAATATAATACCCTAGGTCAGGAAATCCAAATTTTACCAGCGGGCCTTTACAAACAACTAAAATATCTTTCCCCCCTATCACAAAGGATAGTAACTACATTTTTAGCATATTTTTCTTCAATTAATCTTTCTGCAACTAAAAAATTAGCGGCAGCAGAAAAACCTACGAATAAACCATATTGCTTAGCTAATGATTTAGATTTTTCAATTGATTCCTCAGTAGATACCGTTTCAATACGATCTATATCTTTTAAGTCTACTAAAAATTTACTACCATCTCCTATACCCTGAATACCATGTAGTCCAGGTTCTCCACCTGACATAACTGGAGATTCAGCGGGTTCTAAAGCTACTAATTTACATACCGGGTATCTATTTTTTATAAATTTACCAGCACCCATTATAGTTCCTCCTGTTCCTGTACCTGCTACAAAAGCATCAATAGGTTTATTATAATCAAAATCTTTACAGATTTCCATGCCTGTAGTATACCAATGAGATTCTATATTTTGTTCGTTATGAAATTGATTAAAATTAAACCAACCATTATCTTTAGCTAATTTATTTCTAAGTAAAATAGCACCATCAAAATCACCAGCAGGTACCTCTATTAATTCAGCACCAAACGATTTTAACATAACTTTGCGTTCAGTACTCATATTAGAAGGCATTACTATAACGCATTTAAAGCCTAGATTAGCACAAAACATAGCTAATGAAATGCCCATATTACCCGAAGTAGCTTCAATTATAGTGTCTCCAGGTTTAAGTTTACCATTGCGTATAGCTATTTTTAAAATCCAAGCTACAGGCCTATCTTTTACTGATCCACCCGGATTTAAAAATTCTGCTTTACCCCATAGAGTACCATTTGGGAACTCAAACTTTAGTAGGGGGGTATTACCTACCGTATCTAACAATAACATAACCTTTTATTTAAATTATTCTACTTCAATGATTGTTTTTAAACGTGTTCTAACTTTTTTAAATCCACCAGGGCGAGTTAAAAGAAGACTATTTCGGAACCGCGTCCAATCCACTTGATACGTAGTATCTAAGACACCATTATTTAAATATCTTATTACTTCGTTTAAAGCATTTATAGTATATAAAGTATTAGTTTGTTTTTTCCTATGTACAAGTATAGTATTTGGTAATTGTAGGTTGTAGACCGGACCGTCTATATTATAGGTCAACATTGTTTTATTGTCATCTAATGCAACTAGAACAAAAATCTTATTAAATAATATATCGTGCTCCTCTAATATTCTTTCTACAACTTCATTTACCCCTTCATCTTGCAGGAAGGTGCAATAAAGTTTATTGTTCATTTGAGTATATATTGTGTTATTCTACAATAAATATCAAAGGTCCTTTAAAGAAGAGTACGTATACCCTTTTTTAATTTTAATTGGAAAATCAGATGAAACTATTGCCTTAATTGATTGAAGTGTTTCCTTACCATCTTCGACCGCAAAATCTATTAATATAGAGTCATACACATATAAAATTATCTTACTCTTTTTATCTTCAAGTAACTTAAATAACCTAGATAACATTGTAAAGTTATACTCCGTTTCAAATGCTTGAATATAATAATTAAATAGTTTTTGGGGTGTCATGTTTTTATAATTACTCTTTAAAAGCTTGCGCCTCGCAATTACAGTTTTAACGTAACCTCGAGTATTAAACTCACTCCATAATGTGTTTACAAATTGTTGTGCTTTACTAAAATATTCATGTTTAAGGTATTTACGGTTTATACCCCCATACATTTGTTGGAATGTTAGTTCCTTACTTTGCTTATACATTTTAGCATCTACCTCTTCAGTATCAAAATACATTTTTGCCATTTGTATGTGGACTGATTCGCTTTTATCTAACTCACCCCCTGATAAACGCGCTATAATTCGTGGGTGATAACCCTCGAAATCCATTTCAATTAACAAATCATTATTTGCCTCAAAGCCGTCTCGTTCGCCTGTATCGTGTTTTAAAGCTGAGAAATTAACGCTATTAAAGTTGTTTGTAGGGCGTCCTGTTGTTGTGCAAAAATTATACCATCCGTAAATTTTATCTTCATTAATGCTAAATTTTTCATTTATGTCAAAGTGTTTTTTAAACTCCTGGTTAGTTTTAAAGCCCTCACCTACCATTTTTGCTAATGTAGGAGTAAGTATTTCATTATACCACCTATTTGATTCTTCACTCTTATAATTAAGTATGTACGGGTAAATCGCATTAAATTCCTCCTCTAACGCCTCGTAGTGCTTTGCAAGTGGAATGATTTTATTCACGTTATTTGCGCCGTATTTGCGCTCATAAAACGTATGAGTGCCCGTTTTAGGTAATCCCTCTAGTGGTTCGTTTTTTAATAAATAATATATGCTTTGTATATCCGTATAAGGGAGTGTGGGGATGTGTAGTAAAGCTTTTATTTTTTCTTTTACAAATATATTTGTGTAGGATCTTAAATGTTTTATAGGTAAATTAAGCCCAAACGCCTCTGGGTGATCTAAATTAATAATAAATCCTTTTTCCTTACTAAATGAGTAAATGTAAAGGGCACAAAGTGATTGTAATTTAGGATGCACTTCATCATTATTAGTAATAAATTGAAGATAGCATTTATCTCCTTCATCACTAAAAAAACGTTCTAATTGGTCTTGTGTTTCTATGAGGTAGTACATACCTCAAATATATGAAATTTATTCTTGGGAACCAAGCCCTTGCCATACAGCACACCAATAGTTATTTTTTATATTTGCTTTCCATCTAGTACAATTACCATTTTGATTGAATATACAATTCCCACAATATTGATGGTTTGGTACGTTAGGGTTATCTATACTATTGATTTTATTATTTCCTATTTGGTAAGCTGCTGGTAGAGGTTTAGGTATAAATTCACCTGTAGGATATGTTCTAGATTTGGGTGTAATATTTACTACTCCTCGTTTAAGGGCATATTGGCCTTTATTAGGAAAAAAGTTAGTAATTCCCGGTAGTTTTGATTCATATATTCTAAGGGTTTTAAAATTTTCTTCTTCGTTATTTTCTATTAAAGACCAACGGATTGAAAATATTTTATGTAAGTCTCTATTATAATTTCTTTTTTTAAAATTTTCAAAAACATCTCTTGATACTTCAAAATAACTTCTAGAGTTTATCCTAGTTACTATGTATCTATTAAAATAACCATCTGCGTAATTTACCGCTGTAGGGGGAGGTTGGTCTGTAGGGATAGGGATATGATTATTTTGTTTACTAGCTATTTCAGGCTTTAAGGCGGAGTATATTCTATTATTTACAGGAAGTTCATTTAAATTTCTAAGTCTTTTTTTAATTTTTGTTAGTTCTCCTATAATAGATTGTGGATCAGCACCCGCATATGTTTTACCATTTGAAGTTAAAATATAATCCCCCTTATAGGGAAGATTAGTTGTTTTTAACCTAAATTCTTCCCCATTAGTATATAATTTTTGATATCTATTTTTAGGTAAATAAGCCATTATCCAGTAAATATATTTGCAGCACTAGGATCTAGATTTAATCTTGTGTTATCTGTGTGTATAATGCTTGTATAACCTGCATTTCCACTATTTAATTCAATAGTTAAGGGTGGTCCTGGTTTAACTGAAACGGTGTTATCTTCATTTCTAAACAATCCACCTTCTGTTAGATTGCCTCGCGAATAGGTATCTAGATATTCATTTACGTCAGCTTCTACTTGGGTGGGATTATAATTTTGCCATGCATCAGGATCTGCTGTAGGGATTTGTATATTTGCAGTTTCAATTGTTATTTTATTTTCTTCAAATACAACATAAGTTGCAGTCGGAATAGCTGTTACATATTCTTGTATAGGCTGACCACCTATCATACTAAATTGTAACGCAGCATTAGAAATAGTAAATTCATATATTCCATTTCCTATAAATCCTCCTTCTACTCTATTTGGTATAATAGCCTCTACAGTAGCTCCAAATTCATTTTGGCTAAAGCTTGATGCTGGTTCAAAACCTAAATTTCTACGTATACCCCCAATAAGAGGTTGTTCTATTCTAATTAAGAACGATCCTTCTGGGCCTGGACCTGATAAAGGCCTAATTGTAACTAATGATAATTCATTTATTTGGGCTTCTGCAATTGCAGCTGCGGTAGCGGCTTCTGCTTCTGGTTGTGGGTCTAGATCACTATATATTGTTTTTAGATTAACCTTTGGTGAAGGTAATATGGTCATTTTACCACTAATATCTGTTGTCCAATCACCTCCTGCTGTTATTTTTTGTTCTTCATTAAAAACTATAAACCCTATATTAGTTTTAGCATATGCTCTAGGTAATCTATCTTTTTTTATTTTAAACATATTACCAATTACTATCCCCGAAATACCATCTAATGTAGCACTAAATTCTAAAGGAATAACAGAAGCAAAAGTTGAATCCTTATCTAAAGCTTCACTAATATAAGTTGAGTTTGCCTGGTAATCTTTTAATATACCAGAAATATTACCTCCTAAAAGATCTCTTCCCTGTCTTTTTGCTGAAAGGTTTTTAAAAAATTGGGTTTGAAATAGTTTAAGTTTTTCTCTTAGCCTTTTTCTTTTTCTTTTTAACTGAGATGCTTGACTTCTGATATCATTTTTAGTTTTTTCCCAAGTAGGAGTAATATCTTTACTTTGTATCCTATTTTTAATAGATCTATTAAAAGCAGCAAAAGTAACTCCATCTATATCTTGGATACTTCTTGGATCTTGTGCTTGTATAGCAATAGTAGATGATAAAGCACTAGGTACATTACTAGTATATTCAAATTTTCTAAGTACATTTTTATTACTAAAAGGAATAAATGTATGTAAATCTTTAGGAATTTCTCCTTTATCTACAGGTAAATCTATTATGAATACATTATTAGATTCTTTATCATCTGTTAATACAAAATTATGATTTGAGCATGCTTGATTTACTTTATTCCAAATATCTACAATAAAGTTACCAACAGTATAATCTTTATTATCTGCATTTTGTGTAGCTATATCATCAATCATATTGATATTTAAAAATATATTACCTATTCTTCTATTTTTATCATCTTCGATTAATCTTGTACTATTACTAAGAGGAAGATCATCATAAGTAATGCCTCTATTAGTTTTATCAT